AAAGCCAAAACCAGTGCCAATGCTTCGCTTAGGCGGCGGTGGTGGCGGTGGTAAAAAAGCCAAAACCAGTGCCAATGCTTCGCTTAGGCGGCGGTGGTGGCGGTGGTAAAAAAGCCAAAACCAGTGCCAATGCTTCGCTTAGGCGGCGGTGGTGGCGGTGGTAAAAAGCCAAAACCAGTGCCAATGCTTCGCTTAGGCGGCGGTGGTGGCGGTGGTAAAAAAGCCAAAACCAGTGCCAATGCTTCGCTTAGGCGGCGGTGGTGGCGGTGGTAAAAACAAGCTGAACAAAGCGTGGAAACCCTAGCAATTCCCCAATTTCTTCGAGTTTCCACGCCTTGATCTGACCCTAACACGCCCAAATGTCGTTATCAAATTGTTATCAAAATATGAAGTCAATATTGCCCATTTGTATATACAGGTGCTATCTTTATCTCAATGGGGAACGGCCCCTAAGAACGGATAGCAAAAATGATTAAAACGGTTGAATTGGAATATACCGCTTACAACCTTGCAAAAATAGCACGCGATGTATGGGGAGATAACGCTACTGAATATCTTGCTGGCAGGTTAGAAAGTGTCATTACTTATAATCAAATGAAAGTTTTAATAGATAGCTTGAAGGCAGGCGCATAAATGTTTTCAACTAACTACATTTGCAAGTGCAACGCCTGCAAAGAAACATTTGAATCAGTTATGAAAGTCAACCTATGCCTGCCTTGTTTTGAGGCATATCTAGCGAATTTGGAGAATAACTAAAATGGGTGCTATGAAATCTTTGGTAATTGATATTGCTGACACTATGTATCAAATCAGCCGTGATCTAAACGAAGCAAGTGAAACATCAGATTTTGACGAGATGAAGCAATCACTTCGTAGGGCAATTGTGAACTCTGCCCTGACCATTGCTCACATTGAAGAATTGGAGCGTTAAGATGCTTACAAAGCGTGGCAAGCAAGTACGAGCAGTTGCAATTGCAGTTGGCTTAATCGTCATTTGGCAAGTTGCCAGCAACCTTTGGTGGGTTGGCATTGATGCACCCAGCGCAGAGTTTCTTGGCTGGTGCTGGGGTTCAATGACTGAGTGTGTGGTTCTATGACCCCATTGCGATCAATCCGCATTGATTCCGAGTTGTGGCAATCAGCTTTAGAAAAAGCGCGAAATGAAGGCACTACTGCAACTGCAATCATCATTCAAGCATTGCGTGAATACATCAAGTAATTAAAGAAACGAAAAACCCCCCGCAGGAACGGCTGCAGGGGGTTTTTCTATGGGGGCGTTTTAGCGCCTAAACTTAACTTGTAGCGATCTCGCCAGCAATTGAAAAATATGCAGCGCCATCTACAAAACTATCAAGATGATCAGGTGTTTCAATAACACGGGCAACTTTAACAAGTGCAAGACACATCGCAGCTTGAGATGGAGAAATTTCTTGCTCTAAATAGATTGACCACAAACCTGCAATGCGCTGATGATTTGTAAGCGGCTTGCCATAATTCTTGTTTCTGTCACCGTGAGTAAGGCGTTTGGCTTCATCTAGTATTTCGCCTCTATCCATTTGAATCCCCCATCTGATACCAGCCATCACCCCAAAGGGTTAACAGGCGCTTAAAGTAAGCCTCATATTGAAGGCCGATAGTATCAAGGTTATACAAGGAAACTGCACGATTGCGGATTTTGGCCCGATCTAGGTATTTGACCCCTTCGGCTGCCTGCATAAATTCAGCCAAAGTACGGCACCTAAAACCTGAAACCCCATCAGGATTGTTCTCAGTGAACGCGCCCCAATCAGTTGTGATTGTTGGCGTGCCACAAGCCTGTGATTCGATGACTACATTGCCAAAGGGTTCGACATAAAGAGTCGGCGCAAATGTTGCGATTGCCCCACCCATCAACTTAGCTCGTTCTTCAGGCCCAACACTGCCAACAAACTCGCCATATCCTGATTGCTCACCAGGCCCTGCCAAGATGAGCCGCTTGCCTAGTCGTTGACAAACTTCTTGAGCGATTCTGTAACCCTTGCGATCAATCAAGCGACCAATGAACAGGTAATAGTCACCTTGCCCATCGCCCAATGGGAACATTTCAGGTTCCAAATACCCTGGAATGACTGCATCGTAGAACTGACCATCTGCCGTGGTTGGGTTTTTCCACCCTGCATAGATTGAGTGCATCCAGGCATAGGACTCAAACACACGGTACTTGGCAAACACGCCGCCGTAGCCAACGCCAAACTCCACGCTCAAGTGCGATGGAAAGGCATCGGCAATTGGCTTTTGTGCGCTGCCACCGATCAAGCAAATGAAATCTTGCGGCTCAATCCGTGAGGCAATACCTGCAATTGCATTGGCATTAAATTCATCCCACAAAGGCCCATTAAACGGGAACTGGGTGTAGTGGGCAACGGCTTTAACTGCCTCGGCACGATCAAATTCTGCAATGCAGGTAATCAGTTCAGTAACAGGTGCCTCAACAGATTCACCTGCATACAGGAATACTTCGTGGCCTAGATCGTGCATCATTATGCAAAAGCGGCGCACCTTTTCAGTGAAGGCACATCCTGCAAACTCTTTTGTTACCTGTGTGTGTGGCAATGCCACGATGTGAAAACGCATAGTTCCCCCGAACTGTTAGTTATAGCGTGTGTGGTGTTTCTTCAGCTTCAGGATTCTCAAGCCACTTTAAGTAGCGTTGATAGTCTGAATTGGATGGGTCTAATGGGATTGATGAAACAGTGCCATCAGTATTAAATCTTAAAATGTAATCTTTCATTGTTTCATATTTCATTTTACAACTCCGCCGAATAAGTTATTTGATTTGAACCAAGCAAACCAGGATAATTTTGAACTGGTGTAGTTCCAAAGGTGCCGACAATAGATAATAAACCACCTGAGCGTGTCATTTTACTTGCTTCAACGGCTGAAAGCGTTAAGGAACCAACTGTGTTGTATGGAACCGACTCCCAGTAAGGTGCGCCTGTTGACATTGTGACAGTTGGGGTAGTTCGCATTTGCACTGGAAAGAAAATATTGCAAACAATTCTGCTAGATGTTATGCCTTGCATTAAATAACCAGTAGATGTTGAACCAGTTCCTGCGCTTTGATCTGTTTGGTAATACCGCTGACACAATGCCAACTCAGCGCCAGGGAAACCGCCACCAGCGGGGGTGAATGGGGTGGCTACGCTGCCTGCCTCAACCATAATTCCCCAATAATCAATTGTAAAAGCAACTCCAGTTGGCATAATAAAGTAAAGAGTTAATGAGCTATTTGTTCCAATAGTTTTTCCAGAAATTGATGGAACTGTCGCGGTAATTGTAAAGCGTTGCCAAGTCGTTGTTAAAGATACGCTTCCACCAAGTGCAAGAACTGCGCCTGAACCGCCAGAGCCAAATTCTTGATACATTTGTGGAATCAATGTTCTTGTCGCATCCGCCTTTGCCCAAAATGAAAGTGTAATATTTTGGCCCGCAAAGGTACGAACATCTTCAATTTGCTGCTTAAAATAATTTAAAGTATTTCCTGAACCTGCTGCACTTCTATTCCAGCGAGCAAAATAAGTTCCTTCGTAACCTGCTACTGGCGCGGCACCTGTTGTGAAAGTTTGTTGTGTTACTGTGCAAGTAGCACCTGTGCCGTCAAATTGTGCATTGAAACGATCAGCCGTAAAATTATTTGCGATACTTCCCGCTAATGTAAAACTGGTGCCTCTTTGCCACTGAGAAAAATCACCGTTGATGATCTTGTTTTTCCCCGCAACAAACGGTGCCACCGCCCCGCCTGTATTGTCTTGGGTATCTGCTACATCTCTTGCGCGGGTCATTAGTTGGCTCCCAATGCTTGTTTTAGTTCTTCAATGGATAATCCTACAGATGCTAACTTATCGGCAATTGTTGGCTCGGTAAATACTGCAATGTGATTTGAAATTGCAATTTCTAATTCTTCTTGTGTAACTGGTGAACCATCAGCGGTTGCAATAATTTTATTTAGCGAATCATTGTCATTTATACATAAACCGTGACGGTTCAAAAATTGATCAAGTTGAGTCAAATTTATTTCTTTGTTTGTAATAACTCTTGGCATTTTAAGACCCCATATCAATTACAGTAAGAGTTCGATCAGTAAAATAAACTGTATTTCCGTTTGTCTTATATTTAGCGGTAAAAGTATTTGAACCAGCGGTTAATCCTGTTACTAAATAAGTTGCTGAAGCCTGGCAATAAAGTGTATTTGTGTTGTAAAAGTAAAGGCTATACCGATCTGAAGCAGCCAATGTTGTTGCACCTGATACTGCAAAACTAACAAAACCACCACGGTTGCTTGCATCAACATTTAATTCAGAACTTATTGTTACTAAAGCTTTTGTTCCTGTTGTAATTGTTACCACTGGACCTGAAGTTGTCAGATCAGTATATGAACCTGCTGATGTTCCTTCATAAGCCGAAACATAAGCAGTTGCGCTAGTTGGTGATGCTGATGCAGGTGTTGCCCAAGTTGGCAAGCCACCTGAAACTGTTAGAACCTGACCAGTTGAACCAATTGCTCTACGAGCTGGTGTTGAACCTGATGATGAATAAATCATATCGCCAGTTGTGGTCATTGGGTTTGTCATTCCAGCCGCTGCCCATTTAACGCCATCTGCCTGAGTTGAATCAGCCGTAAGAACTTGCCCATCAGTGCCAACAGGTTGAGCAACGACCACACCTGAACCTGTCGCAACAATCAGATCACCCTTTGTTGTCACAAGTGAGGATGAGATAGCGCCAATGGCAGCAGGCGTGTGTGAGTGTGGGCCTACACCGACTGGCACCCAAGTATCAGTTGCCGAATCGTATGCAAAGGCTGGGCGGGTTGTGTCACCGATTGATGCCATTGTTTTTATCCTTTACTTAGAAAGTGCAGCGATCTCATCGGCGGTGAGGCCAAGAGCTGAAAGTTTTGCCTGCGCAGATTCCTTAGCGGCGGCAATGGCATCTGCCTCGGCTTGCGCAGCGGCGCGATCTGCCTCTGCCTGGGCTGCATCTGCCTCACGCTGGGCAAGTTCTTCGCCAGTCAAAGGTACCTCTGCAACAACGCCAGTTGCACAATCAACAACAATTTTTGTAAGTGTCTCGCTCATTAGTTAAGTTCCTTTGCTAGTTCGTGATCTGTGTGAGTGCAATTCCATTGCGCAGTTGTTTCATCAAGAACTGCAACATCGTGGCATTGTGGCGGCACAAAAGCATCAATGTCAGGCCAGTATGAATACCCAATGCCTGCATAATTCTTGCGAATGTTTGCGTTGTAACTTGTCTTTACCCAAGTACCGCCAAGTGCGTTAAAGAAAGCCTCGCCTTCATCACCGTGATTAGGTCCAACAAGAACCTGTGTGACGATGTTGTTTTCATCTATCTGCGCCCAATGTGACATATTTATTTCTCCTTAACTCGCTATTGGGTATCTAATAATTACTATTCCTGAACCACCATTACCAGCGTTAGTTGTATTGTTAGTAGCACCACCACCGCCACCACCAGTGTTAGCAACTCCTGAAACTGTTGCATTACCACCGCCACCTAAACCGCCTGCACCGATTGGACCGCCGCCGAACATACCGCCACCACCGCCACCTGCATAGTAACCGCTTACACCTGTTAAAGTTGCAGAAGCCCAGGAAGATGCAGAGTTGCTACCTGCTCCACCATTTGCACCACCGCTTGAAGTTCCGTTGCCACCTACTGCGCCTGCGCCGCCGCCACCTGCTGCGCCGTAGTATGGTGCGCCAGATGTTGTTGAACCACCTGCAAAACCTTGTCCAGAGATACCAGTACCGCCTGCGATGCCAGTTCCTGATCCACAAGCGCCACCGCCTGAACCGCCATTGCCACCAGTCTCAAAACCACCAGCATTAGCGCCACCGCCACCGCCACCAGTTGATGTAATCAATGAAGCAAATGATGAATTAGAACCAGAGTTACCTCTAAATGATGCAGGTGCAGAACCTCCAGCACCAATTGTTACTGAATAATTTGTGGTAGTAACGCCTTGAGAAACGATTTGATAGCCACCTGCACCACCACCACCACCATCGCCTTGACCACCTGATCCGCCACCTGCTACTACAAGCACATCACAAGACAATCCCTTAGCAGGAGTAAATATTCCTGATGAAATGAAGGTGTGATACCAGTAAGTACCGTCAGTCATAATGGTATCGCCACCTGTTGCGTATGGAACTATGACAGGGGTAGTGCCTAGCTTTGCTACGCCGTATAGGTAGAAGGTTGAGTTGGCTACGAAGTTACCTAAAGCATCATTTAATTGAATACTTGTAATTGCCGATGTATTAGACCAAAGGTCAGAAACAAGAGAAGCAAATGCAGTAGTTGCATTGTTTTCCATTACCGCATCAACTGAGTAAGACTTATATGTGGAGCCAGTATAATTTGGTAAGTAAATATCTACGGAACTAAATGTTGAAGATGTAGAAGTACTAGCATTTATTTCACCGACATAAGCACCTGCTGCTGATTCTGTTTGCGACCCCGCAGAAGTACCATTACTAGTTAATGCTCTTAATGTAATACTTGTAGAACTGCCATTTGGGTAAAGACGCATATAACTATTAAGATTACTTGCTCTGTCGCTTCTTACAGAACACTTTATAACCAAATCCGTGTACCCAGTCTGTGGGATACCTGAGAAGGTAATGCTTGATGCGCCTGCTGCACCGACTGTGATCTTTTCTAGTAAAACATAATTTGCTGGCATAGTTTAGGCAGCCTTTATTCCGTAGAGTGAAACTTGAGTACCAGCCTGCAATGAGTTAGTTGATGTTGCATTAAGTGTTATTCGAT